CTTTAGAGCCTGACGTTCAAAGTCGTTGATCTTACCTGAGAGTTCGTTGAGTAAGAACCCGTTGAAGAAGTGGCGCACCAAACGACCCTGCTCGAGGTCCTGTGCTGTAACTTCGACAAAGTCTGCTGTACGAAGCCAGGCCTTGACCATCATCTTGTTGGCTTCTTTGATAACCTTACGGCATTCGCCTTCATAGACTACCACAGGTTCTTTGCAATAGCCACCGTTGATGCGATCAGCGGCAACTGCACAACCCCACACTTGATCTGCTGTAAACATTCGCTCTCCTTAGTATGTGTCTATTATAGCACTATGTATCCGATTTGTCAACCCCTTTGGCTGGAGTGCCGGTCAAAGAAAAAGGCTGTTGTATTTCTACAACAGCCCTCAAACAACCGCCCCGGGAGCGAATCGGCTTGGTCGGTTTGAAACCTTACAGAGTGATACCCATTGCTTTGGCTTTGTAACCAAGAGCAACGATTTCACGTGATGGGCGGCCCATTTCGTATTCAGTAACCTGAACACCATTGCCTGCCTTGCGTGACTTGCTGTAGACAGCGTAGCCATTTGCACGGATACGGCTTGCTTCAGCGGACAAGTTCTTTACACCGAAACGCTTAGATGCTTCTGATGCTGTCAACTTCTCGCCATTGTACAATGCGTTGAAAACCTTGTAGGTCTTAGTTTCTTTAGAGATAAATTTCATTTTAAGTTTCCTTTAGTATGGCTGACTTTTCCTTATCAGCATTTAACTATAATAACATATCGACCCTTCCAGGTCAACCACGTATCTTACCAAATTACTTCTTGATCTTTACTTCTGTACGAATGAACGCACCGATCACCAAAACAGCCACCCAGGTCTGCCACGTGTAACCAATGTTCAGGCTAGGGAACAAGGTGTTCGCCGCCCAGATAGTCACGAACGGCCCAAGGATCACTAGAGCTAGGATCAATGCACCAATACCCAAAACAGCCAACAACTTACTCATTTTCAATCTCCTGAATCTCTTGGATTCGTTTAACTTCCGCAAGCTCTTTCTCAATAGCCTGTAGTTTACGTTTATTACCTACTGAACTACCCCTATGGTAGACTACCCAAACGTGTTCCTCACAATAGTTCTTTGTAGGGAACACAGGGCACCCACACATCTTTACGGGCCAGTCCCGCAAGGGATCTTGCTCTGGCCCAATGTATTGGCACCCTTGCATCATGCACCTCGCTTCATAACTGTCACTTCGGCCATGGCCTTCCATGTAGTTGAGAAGCTCTTGCGCAAGTCCGCTACCTTCAATACTGTACGCAAGCTGAGCTCACGCATCTTAGCACGATTCTCTACAATGAAGTCTACTACCTCATCGCGCTGGCATTCTTCAAGCTCATAGCTATCCAACATACCGTCTTCTACAATCTGCTTGATACGCAAGACCTTCTCACGGTCTGTGTCCATTTGCAGATCAATATAGTGACAGCGTGACTCTAATGCCGCCAAGTGATCCTGCAACTTCTTAGAACGAACATTCTCGAACTTGATGTTGGTAATAAAGATCGCACCTGCTTTGAATTCAAAGCTGTCTGGCACTCCTTCGGAACGCAACATACGGCTGTCTGTGTTCCAGCTGATAGTACGCTTCTTAGAGCTGTCTAATGCCGCTTTAAGAATGTTCAAGCTCAAGTCATCGAGCAATACGCTATCACAGTCATCAAACACAATCACATTGCCTTTTTCACTGTAGTTATACAGTTTGGAGTACAAGCCAATCGCGCTCATTGCACCCTTTACAATTTCATATTTGGGCTTACGCTGACCCATCATGTCAAACAAGTCGTCCTTGCTGAGCACTTCTTCAACACCAAAGCTCTTGCCTACGCCCGGAGGGCCAGTGACAATCATAGCACGAACGGTGCCCTGCTTGACTGCTTTAGTCATGTCTTTAAGTACTTCAAAGCGTGAACGCAGGCGCTCAACGATCTCTTCGTCTGTTTCGTGTGCTACAATTGCATCACTGACCTTGATCTGTTCCAAACTCTTATCTCCTACTTGTGAGTGTGCTACTTCAGAGACAACTGTATAGCTGTCAATGCCTTCGCACTTGATACGGATCTTGCGATCAGGGATGCCTGCATTTGCAGGATAGGCACTGCCGCCTTGTACAGTCACAAAGCCTCCGCTATCACTAAAGCGGAACCCTTCTACTAGTTCAAAACGCACACCACTCATGCTAGTGTCGCGTCCGCGGATTTTGTAAGTACCCTCGTTGATTTCGATAATTGCTGGCATTGTTTACGCTCCAATGTTGTTTAAGTAAGTCTCTATTATAGCAAACAATAGGGGTCTTGTCAACCCCTATTTGTCTCTGTTGTTTTTACGCAACTTCTGCATCTGCAGGCAGGGCCTCAAGGGCTTCTGCGAGCGGAGTCAGCGTCTTGTACATTGTAGAGGAACTGTAGATGTTACCCACGTACCATACGCCGTCTTGCATAATGTAGTACCACTCAGCACCGCAATTGTCCACCTGCTCAAGGAACTCATCAAAGGTATGTGCTACCTTGTAGTCAACGTTAGACTCGCCGCGATCGCGTCCGTAAAAGGTACACATCCCGCCAAACTGTTCTTCGTAGACTTCTGCACTCATCTCAGTGCCGTGATAGCCAAAGGCATGCTGTACGCCAATCTCTTGCTTTAGGCTACTCAAGTCACCTAGTGCTACCAATTGATTAGCCTTGGTGCTGTCATAGTGCTTTTGCAAGAGGCTGCCGTTGTATTCCAAATAGCCATCCCAGTGACAGTAAACTGACTTGCATACTGTACCATGCATGACTGCAATGCGTGAACGTGTTCCCATTTTGTCGCTCCTTTGTTAAACAATGTCTCTATTATACTGTCAAATCTCAGCTCTGTCAACCTGTTCTGATAACCCGCCAAATGCTCGGGATAATTTGTAGAACTTAGGCTTAGCATCTTCAATGGCTTGATATATCAAGTCTTCTGCTGTACCGTCACGTAGAACTTCACGAGCATCTTCGTAGAGGAATCCCCCTACAATAGCATCACCCACTTCCAAGCCCTCTACGAACACTCTAGCACGTAGCATGAACCAGTCCAAGTGCCCCGAGTCAATGTCCCTACGCATCTTAGGGATATCATAGTAAGGCTGCTTGGTCTCTGGGTCAATTGAGTCATCAAATAGATCCCCAACATCAATGTCTTCCCAGCTCTTGTCCACAACTACTTCTAAGTCCCCGCGCTGTTCACGCAATAGTTCATCCCAGTAACGCATGCTCGCTCCTTGTTAGTAAGTGTCTATTATACTGCCAAAATCATTCTGTGTCAACCGGCTCAAACATGCGAGCGCCTTCAGTCATGAACTGATCAAAGACTGCCAGCTGTTCTGCTGTGAACTTGTGACGGTTGAGCTTGATATAGTATAAGCCTACCAATAGATCACCGTGTCCAAACTCTTTGGCTGTTTTAACTAGTCCTTCGTACATATCAATCTCCTCTTGTGTCAGTGTTTAGGGTGGGTTTAAGTATACGGCGCAGTTCAACTTCACGCTTGTGTGCTTCAGCTTTACCACGGATGATCTCGTGTACTAGTACTTCGATCTGCTCTTTGCTGTCCAGGGCACGTAGAGCCTCGCATAGTAACCAGTTCTTAGACTCTGTTTTGGCGCGATAGAAATGCTTGGCTGCTCGGGCTAGCACACTCTTGTTCACAGTACTTTCTGTCTTAGCTGTGACGCCAATATAGTTTTCACCGTTGACACGTAGCTCGTATATGATATGATTGCGATCTACTCGTTTTTTGCGCATTGCTTTCGCTCCAATGTTTTGCTGTCTATGTGTCTATTATACTGCCAAAAGTTCAGAATGTCAACCCCGTGGGAAAAGACCCTAGACTCTGTAGGGTCATTGATCGTGTGGCTTTTGGACAACAGTCTGGGCTAACCTTTTGAATTGGCTAGAGTTTGTCACGGCACTGTCAACATTGCGAATGGTGGGCCCACCTGGACTCGAACCAGGGACCAAAGGATTATGAGTCCTCTGCTCTAACCAACTGAGCTATAGGCCCACGTGCAACTAGTGTTGTTACTCTTGTTCGCTCGCTGTAGCTGTGTCGCTAGCTGTAGGCTGTGGTGGCAAGTTCCACGTGTTGGTTCTAGGCTGTGTATGTACTAGCT